AAAACTTATCAGACCTTTACAAAGCGAAAAGGTCACTGGAGTTGAACTGGGAGCAGGAGCATCTTAAAGAGGGTAGATATACTCTCGACATGGTCAAGATAGACCATAAAATAAGAGAGGTCATAAGCGATATAAAAATGGCCGAAGCTATGAGAGCTCACCAGACAAATAAAATTGAGGGTGCAGCACCCGAAGTATCAGTAGCTACTTAATAAAACGCTACATCGTCGAAATACGTACATTCACTACGCAATCTCTTGCACTCTATTAAAATCCACTGTATGTCTTATTAATTAGAATGATAAAGGTCAAAGAAAGAAAAGCAGGTTTAGGTTTAAATTGGGTTAATTTAAAAACCACAGAAAATAAATCCTCTCTAGGATTAGAAGTTCCTTATTGGTTTTGGAAAAGTGATAAATTAAATTTTGATCAAAAAAAATCAGTGTCTTTTTTATTAAAAAAAGAAAAAGAGATAATAAATAAATATCCCGCAACTCACGATGGAGGTACAGGTTTAACTAATGGTTTAACTGCAAGATATCAATTTTTTAATTTTTTAAAATTTAAATCCTCTGCATTAAAAGGATTACAAGAACATATAATAAAAAATATAAGAATGTGTGTTAATAAATTTAATAAAGAAGGAAAGAATATTCCTACCAATGATTTATGGATTATTTGTTGGTTTAATGTTTTAAGGAAAGATGAAAAAATAGGTCAACATAAACATCGCTCTTTGTTAGATTCTGAAAAAAGCTTTTTAAGTGGCCATTTAACTATTCAAGCAGAATCTACATCCACCTATTACCTTTCAGTTTGTGAAAACCAAGGCTGGTGTATAGAAAATATTCCAGGTGAAATGATTATTTTTCCTACATATTTGCCTCATTATACAGACACAACATTATCTAAAAGCCCTAGAATTAGTGTTGCTTTTGATGTGTATGATAGAAAAGATCTAGCTGAACCGACGTTTATAGATTGGGGCACCTGTATTCCTCTTCATATATAACCTTCTTGCACTCTACTCAAAATTACTATATATTTTAATCACTATACATAAACAATAACTAGTGAATATAGACGCGTATAGTCGACACACCCTAGGTGACTATATTTACATATTCTAGGAGGAATATAAAATGGCAAATACTACATTTTCGGGACCGGTAAGAGCGGGAACGATTTCAAACACAACAGGTACAACACTTGGATCTAACATTGCTAATGTTGGACAAGTTGTAATGTCTCAATCAGTAAAAGTTGATATTATTGGTGCTTCACATTTAAATCAAGTTTGCGCAGTAGTTCCAGCAAATTCACAAATAGTAGACGTTATTCTTAACGTAACTACAGTGAATAATGATGGTGGTGCAGCAACTATTTCAGTGGGAACAGTAGCAGATGCAGACGCATTTATAGCTACAGCTAATGTTAAAGCTTTAGCAACTACTCACGGTACTTTAGATACAGAAGCAACTAATGTTGGCACAACTGACATACAAGTTCTTGCTGATTTTACAGGTGCTAATGGAGATGGTACAACTGGTGCAGCAACAGTTACTGTTATGTACATACAAAATAATTCTGTTCAAGACGCAGTAGATTTATAATAATTAATTAAGTGTGGGCTTCGGCCCACACACAATTTAACAGGAGATATTAATGGGAACATATGTTTCAAATGTACAAACAAAAAGATTAACTACAACTGGAACTGTTTCAGCAGGACCAGCTAGATTGTTAGCTATTTATTTCGTTGCAGACACAACAGCAGGATCTATCGAATTAAAAGACGGTGGAGCAGCTGGAACTTCAAAAGCAGTATACGATACGCCTTTAGGTGCATCTACAGCTGGACAAGAAACTACTTATCAAATTAACATTCCAGGTGATGGAATTAGATTTGAAACTGATGTACACGCAACGTTAACGAATGTTAATAAAGTAACATTTACATTCGGCTAGGAATTTAAATGGCTACAATAACTTACACAGTAACCGTAGCGACGGGGACTACTCAATATGGTACCGGTAATAGATATTATATTAACGGAGAGTTAGCTCCTGTACTTTATTTACAAGAAGGTAATACTTACATTTTTGATACTTCTGATAGTAGTAATAATACACACGTTTTTGCATTTTCTACAAATCCAAATAATTCACCAGCAGCACCTTATACAACAGGTGTAACCACTACGGGAGTATCTGGTCAAGCTGGATCAAACACAACAATTAATGTTGCACCAGTTAAAACCACTGGCGCTCCAGTATTATTTTATTATTGTACAGTTCATGCTGGTATGGGTAATTCTGCTCAAACAATTGCACCTACATCAGGCACTACTGAATTTGATCCTCAAATGGATGATATCATTGAGGAAGCTTATGAAAGAACAGGAGTATTAGGAACAAGAACAGGTTATCAATTAAGATCTGCAAGACGATCATTAAATATTCTTTTTCAAGAATGGGGAAATAGAGGTGTACATTTATGGAAAGTAAAATTAGCTAAAGTACCATTAATCGAAGGTCAAGCTGAATATAGTTATGCAGCTGATTCAACTAATTTTCCAAATGATATAAGCGATGTATTAGAAGCTTATTATAGAAATAATTCTACAACAACAGCACCAGTAGATGTTGCACTTACAAAAATAGATAGATCCACATATTCACAAACACCAAACAAATTATCTAAAGGCACACCTTCACAATATTACGTAGAGAGAAAATTAAATCCAAGTATTTTTTTATATACAACACCAAGTTCAAGTGTATCAAGCACAACTACACCAAGTAGTTTTCAATTTTGTTTTTATTATTTAGCAAAGATACAAGATGTTGGTGGTTATTCTCATACATCAGATGTTGTAAATAGATTTTATCCTTGCATGATGTCAGGACTTGCATACTATTTAAGTATGAAAGTTTCACCTGAAAGAACACAAGAGTTAGAGAGAATTTATGAAAGTGAAATGTTAAGAGCACTTGATGCGGATAATCAAGGTACATCTAGTTTCATATCACCACAAACATTCTATGGAGATGGAGTATAATGGGTAAGTATGCATCAGGTAAAAGATCATTAGCAATTTCTGATCGATCAGGTATGGCATTTCCATATACTGAAATGGTTAGAGAATGGAATGGATCTTTAGTTCACACTTCAGAGTATGAAGCAAAGCAACCACAACTTCAACCAAAACCTGTTGGATCAGATCCACAAGCTTTATTTAATCCAAGACCACAACCAGCTTCTAAAACAAGTTTAATATTGTTATCTAATAATCCTTTTGAATCTATAATTTATTCAGGAACAACTTATATAAATGTTTTTTCAGAAGACCATCAAAGAAGTGCAGGAGACGTTGTAAGATTTAGAGGACCTCCTGTTGTAACAACTGCAGGTGCAGGCGGATCTGATGCAACAAATTTACAATCTTTTATAAATATACCTACCTTTGATAATGTAAGTGATTTAAATAATGCAAATGGTTTTACAATTGCATTAGGTCAAATAGATTCTTCTGGTAATGTTACCGGAGCTACAACAACAGATTCTTTAACAACTCCTATAAATTATTTTTATATAACAAGCACTAGTAATGCAACGTCTGGTAATATACAAGGTGGTGGAGATAATTGTTCAGCAGGACCAGTAACACTTGAGGTAGTAAACGGATAATGGCATATACTTTATCAGAATTACAAACAGATATAAGAAACTACACAGAAGTAGATAGTAATGTACTTTCTGATTCGGTTTTATCTAGAATTATTAAAAATTCAGAACTTAAAATTTACAGAGAAATAGATACAGATCAAAATGTTTTTTATGCAACATCTAATTTAATTATTGGAAATAGATATGTAACTATTCCATCTGATTTAAGAGCTATTAGATATGTTCAATTAACAAATTCAGAAGGCGATCAATTTTATTTAGAACAAAGAGATACAAGTTTTATAGCTGAATATTATGCTACTCCAGGAAGTAGTTCAGTTGATATACCAAAATATTATGCTAATTGGGATGAGAATTTTTGGGTAGTAGCTCCTACACCAGATAAGACTTATTC